CGTCACCTTCACCATTATTCCAATCAACCGTAGGAGCCTGAACATCATAAGGATAAGCCGGGATATTAGATTTAATACCCTGAGGAAACATCTGAATCATTTTGTTAAAGTCCGGATCAGCTGCAATCGTACCCGTATTAAACAAATCAGAACGAAGAATCTCAACGAACAAATCAGAACGATTCCAAGATAACTCATCGTAACCTTCATCGAGCTTCCTATCCCTCGGATAAAACATCGTTTCAAAATAATGGTCCAAAAACTCTAAATTACCATAACGCTGCCAAAAATAAGCAGATTTCGAACGATACTCTCCATCCGACACAGAAGAGGTAGAAGTAGTAAAAAAAGTAGGCCGATAAGTTCCGGGATGAGCAAAAGAAAAAACACCCCAAGAAGAATACGAATAATAATTGCGAACGATATCCCAATAACCTAAATAAGTATCTGCATTCACAGTAACAAACTTCGCCACTGTATTGTACATAGACGAAGAAGCAGGCACAGAATTTTTAGGATAATTAATAATAGGACTATTAGCAACACGAAGCCACGACATCAAACTATTCGGAAGTGCAGCACGATGATTAAACGGCATAACCTGACTGAAAAATGCAGCAACGCCGGGACGCGGATACATAAAAGAAGTATACGAAGAAATGCCGCCATTATCTACACAACCGGGAATAAAGTTATACGTCAAATTATTCATATCGAACTTAGACGAATTAACTCGCATTTCCGGATGATACAATTGCAAAGGAACCCAAAACCGATGCAACCGAAGTACATAAGGATTAAACGATGGAACTCCCAAAGGATTCGAACGGACGTCGATACCTTGATGCAAAGTAACTCTATCACGAGCATTGACAAACTGAATACGCACCGGATAAATAATACCCGGCGTAATAGAAAACGCTTTATTCTCAGGCATATCATACCGAGAATAACCATTCACAGAATGAGAAATAAAAGGCTGCTTACCCATAAACTATCTTATTAAAAAAAGGATTAGAAGAATCAACACCAAAACAATCTATCCAAAAATCAATAACATCAGATGTTACCGAAATAAACCACTGCCGACCCTTAACCTTACTCAAAAACTCCCGAAGCTTCACAAGGCGCGAAAAACCTCCTTTAACGACACGGGAAAAGTCGGAAGGACGAAGGACCCTTTCAGCAACTTCGCGAAGAAACCCAAGAGCCAAAGAACTACCGAAAGCATTAGCATAGGTCCAAGCAGTAGAAATTTTACGAAACAATAACGCATCTTGAGAAAGATATTTATCGTAGTAGCGAGGGATACGGTAACGATAAACAACACCGGTCTTACAATCTGTGTAAGACCAAAGACCAGTAGTAACACCGGGAGCTTTAAAATCACCCAAATAATCGCCAACACCTGGCGAAATAAATTTACGACGATATCTACTATTTTGAAGAAAATCATAAAGATTAGTTTTTAATCTACCTACTGTAATAGGAAGAGACTGCGCAAAAACAGCAGAACGCTCATCCATATAAACAGACTTACCGACATACTTCACAACATACCGAAGACGCTTATCCGAAATAGACGAAATCCAAACAAAACCTAAATCCTTAACGGCTTCACGAATAGCATTATAAGAATGAGAAACATCCCAAAGAACGCCATGAAAATGAAGACGAGGCTCATTACCTTGCTCCGGATGAATTCCAAATTCTTGAAAAACAGCATGTTTAATAGAGCTGCCAAAACGTCGACGAATACGTTCGAACCACAAGCGAATAAAAGAAGAAGGATTCAACAATGCACTATCGTAATACTCCGGAGCAATCGTTATCGTAACAAATACAGAGTTATGATGCAAACTCTTATGATACTTAGTTTCACGCTCTAAACGAACATACCAATCATTACGCTGCTGCCGTAAACACTCCTCACAATGACCACAAGGAACCATAAGACGCTGAGTAAAATAATCCCAAGGCCGATTCATCAACAAAACCTTCCTATCAGTCAAACCAATAGTCCGAGAACTATAAGCTCGATTCCTTATCCAAATGGGTGAAAGACACATCCTTTATATCAAAATAAATACCGGGATACTTTTCAGACAAAAAACGAACATAATCAGAAGCTTGTTCATAAGTTCGGAAACGAGAAATCACAGTAAAACGCTTGCCCACACGCTTTCTCACAAAGAAAGGCGCATAGGCAAGCTCAAAACTACGATAGTAATCCAAACGCATCAAAGAACTTTTCCTCCTAAAGGACGAACAACAATTCTTTTACCTCCTTTACCTCTAGTCTTCTTCTTCCTGCTCATACTTCAAAAAACTACCTTCATTAACTTGAACCATAAGCAAACCTTGCAACTGAGGAGAAGCAGGCATAAGCTTCATATCAAAGAAAGATGCACCAGAAGCCAAAGAACGGATAAAACCAGCAAGATCCAGTTCTGGCAAATAATAACATCCTTTAGGCAGGAAGATAGAGCTATATTCCAAAAAATTGGAAAGCTTAGATGCTTCAAATTCCAAGGAATAAACCGGATCATATTTTTCAAAAGATCCGTCAGCTCCATCCTTGCCAAAGGAAACCAAATAACCTCCATTCGCAAGAGGATAATTCGAAATCAACACCGAAATAATCGGATCGAGTTCAGAACCAGAAGACTTCTGAGCCTCTCCACACATAACATCTGATAACATAAAAAATAAGGTTTAAAATTCAAAGGCAAAGATAAACAAAAAAATTAAATTCAAATTATTAATGACGAAATTGACGACTGGTCGTAGAAGTATGCTTAGTCCAACCACCATCAGGAGCAGGAACTAAGTCCTCTGTAACATCATCAAATCTTTGCACAGGAGGAGCTGTAGAAAGAATCTTTGCTCCAGCAACATGTCCAGCAGCAGAAATAGCTCCACTAACAGCAGTATTAACAATACTATAACCAAATCGATTTTTCTCAGAACGAAGCTCCCAACGATTAGTATACATATCATATTGAAAATCCTGCAAATCAAGTTTCATATATTCTTTGCGAATTTCCTTGCCGGTCATCTTGACCGTACGCTCGACCTTTCCTTTTTCATCGATAATAGGAACCTCGACCACCGTATTCCAATTCACATCAAACCAGTTCTCTAAATCATCGGCAGTCAATTCATTCACACGTGCCAACTGCTCCTGATTAGAAGAAGAAGACTTCAAATAAAGCGCCCGAGCAACCAACAACTGCAATTCTGCTTCAATTTGTTCATCAATATAACCGGTCCGAGCCTTAAGCTGGTAATATTCTTCCTTAGCCTTACCAAGGTCAGCCTTAATCATCTCGAGGTTATAACCAAAAGCAGCATCTTTCAACTCGTTATCGATAGAATAGGACAAAGTTATCGCAGTATTCAAACTTGCACGCGAAGTAGATTCAGTGATTCCTGCTTCAGCCAGTCCTGCCTGCGCCTTCATCAGACGTTCACGCAAATCTTTATCCAAAGTCTGAGACTTATACCAATCAGCCTCAGCATCATTAAGAGCTGCTGCCGAACGCTCACGCTCTTGCTGAGCATCTTTCAACTGAATATCCGCATACGCAGAAGGATTACCAGCAAGAGCAGCAAGACCACCACCGGAACCGGAAGCCACTGGACCATGTCCAGACGGAGCACCACCACTGGAAGTAGGAATAGTAGCAGAAACACCAACTCCAGACTGACCAAGAACAGCAGCAGGATTCAAACCAGCAGCCATATTACGCGCAAGAACAGCAGAAGGGTCATTATACGCATTCTGATAATCAAACATCTGCTTGTCATGAGCCAACTGAAATTCCGCAGACTTAGACATCTGCTCTAAAGCATACTGCTGCTGCAATGCCATTTCCTTCTGCTTATACTTCCAATTACGACGAGCAGAAATACCACCAAACAAAGCATCAGCAATACCGCCACCAGCAGAAGAACCAGCAGAAGAAGCTGCATTCATGCCAAGCGACTGACCCATCTGTTCAATAAAGGAACCAGCAGGCATACTACGGAAGCTTTAAATTAGACCGAACATCAACTTCAACTGTATCACAATGAAGACCGGAAGAGTGATAAACAACCTTCCGAGTACATGAAGCTGCAAAATAAACAGATAATGCCGTAAGAATGGAAATCAACAGTGTCCAAAAACTTTTCTTACGATAAAACGGTACCTTTTCCATAACAAAAACAACAATAAGAAACCATAAGAAAATACGCTATCGAAACCGCAATTCGATATCCGAATTCGATGTTCAAAGCAAACATCAAAATCGGTCCGCGCACATATCATATATCATCAAGTAAAGGGATATGTAATTTTCTTTTATAAAATAATAAGTTTATACAAGCAGTACGCCGACTCCGTCGTCATAAAGTACTGATTATCAAGGTGCTAAACGCTACCTGCGGTGCGAGGTAGGACAGTGGACAAGGAATTGAAAGGAATACCTAAATACTCCCTTCAAGAACCCTAAACCCTATTGCTCCTCTTTCTCCGGCTTAGCGGTCGAAGACGAACGCTGCCGCTCAAGAAAGTCATCAATAACACCCTGTCCACTCTCCAAACCATCGAATTTATCAATCCGTGAAAACGAATTCGGATCAAAATCCAACGGAGGGTCATAATCTTCACCTTTCCGGAAATCAGAATCCGACGCTTGAACATCAGGACGACCCGGCAAAACATCAACAGAACCGGAACCATTCAAAACCGACATAATCCGCTCACCGCGAGACTTATATTCCGGAAGGTCTTCAATCATATATTCCAACATATTAACGATTAGATAAACGAGTTGCAAAAGACTTATTCACAAGATTCTTAACAACTACTTTGTACGACATATTAACAAAGAAATTATCCTCCATATCCGATGCAAAAGGATTATTAACAGTATTCAGATTAGTAAAAAGCATAGAAGGAGAAATCTCATTCAAATTCGACGACAAACCTATAGAATAAAAATCTCGCTGCTGAACCCAATAAGACTGCAACGAAGCAGAAGCCTTAGGAGTTAGAGTAGACTGCAAAGAACCTAACACCTCATCATAAGAAGACCGGAACTCATTATAACAAGGCTCCTTCGCTACGGTCATACTCTGAGAAGCGGAAGCTCCCGTCCAACCATAACCAATTCGCCAAAAAGGAACATCTTGATAACCGATATCGTTATAAATCGGATTAAAATAATCCGGACCACGATATTCCAAATAATCGGGACGTATACCTGTCCAAAAATAAACAGGTCGAATGGTCAGCATATCAAAGATATAACCGGGCTCCTTAAAATAATAAGTTTGTTCACGACCAAGCACAGTATTAAACGCAATAGAACCGCCCATCTGACCAAGTGCAGCAGCTTCACCACCTGCAAAACCTGACTGTCCTGCTTGATTCATAACGACCTGGCTATTAACCATAACAGAAGAACTAAAAAGAAGCTTCGGACGGTCCACATGTTCAATCTTAGAAGCAAAGAACGTATAAAGCCAATCAGAATAACGAGAACCGGAAGCACCGATAAGGTCTTTATACTCCTGCAAACGTGTCGCAACAGCAAGCTGGGGGATAGTCTTTATACCTGTAAAATCAACATCGGAATTAGAATCACCCGGCGGCATAAGACGACTAAAACGATCGGGAGAACTCGGACACACAGCCATAGGATGCGCTGCCAAAAAAGGAACATTCAGCGTCGCCGCAAAATAAACCTTACTAGGAACATTAGTATCGTCACCTTCACCATTATTCCAATCAACCGTAGGAGCCTGAACATCATAAGGATAAGCCGGGATATTAGATTTAATAGCCTGAGGAAACATCTGAATCATTTTGTTAAAGTCCGGATCAGCTGCAATCGTACCCGTATTAAACAAATCAGAACGAAGAATCTCAACG